GTCAGATTCACTGAATCCCCACTTTCGGTATACGATACCGAGGAGTGGGACCCCTTGGGGTTCCTCGTGGATGAGGAGCCTCTAGAGGACGTCCTGGACACAGAGTTCGTGTGTATCCAAGGCGAATTGACATCCCGCACTCTGTCGAAGTACGGGATTCAAGACTCCCCTCGAAGACAGTGTCATGTCGACGGAAGGGAGGTGGGGGATGACCGGGTAGATTACTCGAGGGATCCCTCTAGACTGGCAACTGGGCTTGTGGTCCAGGAAACAGTCCTAGGTATGAAGACGTCCGACGCTGACACCTTCATATCTAACCGCTACTGGAACTTCTGTGAAGTTACCAGTAGCGTACCGAGCAGCATCGAAGAGTCATTCGATTTCGCTCGTAAGACGAACACTTTCCAAAACCTTGGATATGTGGACGTCCCACCCCTCCGTATCATATTGGATGTTATGAAGGGGGATAGGTCGCATTCCTCGACAGCGCCGGGGAAAGCAGCCATGCTCGGTGCGCGGATAAGAACGCCGCGCACCGAGTTCTTACAAGGTTTACACCTTGCAAGTTTCCTACAGGACGGACATCTCCGTACCTCTAGGAGTACCGAACCCAAATACTTGCCAAGTATTATGGGTGGGAGTGCTGTCCGGGCCCTCTTTGAGAACCCGGACAACATACTACTCTCCGTACACGCATACCGCGGCGGGGAGTATCAAAGAGTCTACGGGACAGCTACCCGCGAACTCTACGAATGCGTGCGTTACCTCAATAACGACATCGCAACGATGCCTGTCTTCAGTCTAAGACTGAGGGACAAGCAAGAATACCTCCACGGCACATATGCCGAGAAGGTATTTATCCCAAGCCGGGCCAAAATGGCCCAGGTTATGGGATCACTACCGCCGCCCCTCTTCGAGGCGACAGGTGGAGCAAACCGATTCGCAGCATTTGAAAATCGGTTGATACGGACGAAGCACCTTGTAACGAGGACTACGGCCATACGCGAGCACGAGTTTGCCACCCGTGTTCGTGAACAGATCCTCTCGGCGGTCAGCCTAAAGGATACTGATGCTGCGCTCCGGCTCGATCGAGCCAGGGCGAGAGCAGAATTCGGAAACGCGTTACACGCGAATTCCGCTTTCAAGAACCTCCTCGACCGCAATGCGACGATCAAGGATGTCCAGGCGTTAACCAACTCAGAGTTCCTGGTGGTTAATACCGGAGTCACCCGATTCACAAAATATGATTCGGATTGGCTATTCAACGGTGGGAGAGTTGACGACTTCTCCATCGATGATCTCACGTCATCGGAAGATATGTTTCTCCGAAGTGACGTAAGCGAGGAAGAGACTTTCAAAGTAGGGGGTCTCTTCCTTAAGCCAATTGGGAAAGGGCATGTACCCCCCCAAATGACTAGCACCAAGGTTGGTCTTTACCAGATCAACAACTTGATGACCGAGTGGGCGGAGGAAACCTCACGTCTACTCGCCCATCGCACGCAGGAGCATCCCACTCTCACGCGCGATGTCGTCCACTCTGAATTCTGGAAAGATCCGGAGTGGGTTAACGACGACCGCGGCTTAATTGCCAAGGCCATCGTCATGACCCAGGGACTCCACTACAGGAGTTCCAGGGTCGCTCTGAT